TTCTTTTATAACATCTGTATTTAATTTAATTGAAAGTTTTTTGTCGTTATCTTTTAGAAATTTTTCGTTTATTAGATCACACGCTTCTTTTCTTGTTTTATAAAAACAATTTAAATAATAAGAAATAAGTTCGTTGTTTGATTCAACTTCGTCTGTAATAAGACGTTCTTTTTTATCTGTATTTGCGTTATCAATTCCAAGAAATGTTAATGCTTCGTTCCAAATTTCGTGTTTATGTAGTTCTAATTTGTCAATTAAATATGGCGCGTCTGTTTTTAGTACATTTAATTTATTTGAAATATCAAATTGCTTATTACCAAAAATAAAAGGTGTATTTCCTGAATATTGCATATAAACATTTTTTAAAGTTAATATCGTTTTGTGGTCACCCTCTATCAGTACCGGCGTTTTTTGTGCTGTCAAATTTACGTCGATTGTGCGTTCCGTGTCAAATAATCTATATGCCATAAGTTGTAATGTTGTAAAAGTAGGTTTTTCAAGTAAATTGTTTATAATATAAACTATGTCGTCAAAATCATATTTTTTATTATAACCAAGTGAAAAACATTCTACTTTTTCCGGTAAGTAATAAATATTAAATTTATCACACGGATTTGCTTTTAATACCATAAATCCTTTTGTTTCGTCTTTAATAAAGCACGCACGACCGTTTTCATATAAGACACGTTCTAAAAATTTTGACGCCCCAAAACCTGCAATGTCGTCAAGATTTTCCCATTCAAAAAGGGAAATTGCAAGCATTTTTAATCTATCAAGATAATCAATGTATGTTGCGTCATTTATTATCATTGCCAAGTCAACTTCTTTTTTCATATTTTCACCCCTTTACACAATAGAATTATTACTTGAATAATTATACATATTATTTGCATTATGCCAAAATGTAATACCATTATTAAACATATTATTTATTTGTAAAATATCACTTTGTGGAATATTACCTGTGAAATTTGCGTTTGTTGTTTTAACATAATTCCAATTATTACGCCCCGTAATATTTGGTGTTTTTACTCTATTTATTTTATAACCGAACATTGAAAAATAATTATCAATAACTTGTAAAAATTCTGTTTTTACTCTCATATGATGAAATTGTATCTTATTTTTCGTTGCAAGATAATTAATATCTGCGTTATTAGTACCCTGTTTTATTGCTGGTAATAATGACGCTTGATAGAATTCACCAATTAAAGACGCGATTGAATTTGTTACACTTATTCCGCCCATAACACCACCCGTCATATTTCCGGCAAGTGCCGAGCCGGTAGCCGTTAGAGTATTAATGCCAATATTTGCGATTTGTGTTGGAATATTTACGGCATTTTGTGTCAACCAATTTGTGAAAGCGTCACCACTCCACGAACACGTTGGAAATTTTGGAACAATAATTGATTCATTATAATTTGTTGTAATATTTTTATAATTTTTTGGTGTCATTCTACCAGTACAACCGATTGAAATTGCAAATTCTAAATCAAAAACAACATTATTGCTCGAAAAATCTTCATATTTGTATATATTATCATTTCCAACATTATTTGATACATATAAATAATTATACGGGTAAACAAAACATTTATTGTTTTTTGGTGTAAATCCTGAAAAAGAATGTGTTTTTTGTATTGTTTTTGTTGCTGAAATTATTGATTCTTTTTCCTTTGGTAAATAATACGTATATTGTATAGCCTGTGCACCCTCTCCATTATAACCGTGGTGTGTTAATAAATCGTTTTCACCGAATAACCCTTTTGGAATTATGAACATTGCGCTTATATCTCCAACGTGACCGTCTTTTATAATTTGGTCAATAAATAAACTAACTTCAAAAATTAATAATCTATCGGGGTCAAACATAAATACAGTATCACCAAATATTTGACCATTATATAAATTGACGCCATAATATGAAGATTTTACGGGTTTCCAAGTTCCCGATTTACTATCATAATATGTTGATGAAGTAGGTTCGTATGTTGAAGATACACAAATATAATAACCAGTAAATCCTGTGTATTCGTCAAGTGATTCTTCAATAACTTCTCCAACATTTAAATTTTCTTCAACTGTGTGTGCGCCGATTGTATCGTCGTTTACGTGTTCACGTTCAACAAAACAAGGGTGATAATTAATATCAAATTGCCAAGTTTGAAAAACGTCTGTCGTAAAATAAATTGCTGTGCAATTTTCGTTGATATATTCCATATTAGTTATAAAACAAAAATAATATTTATTTGTAAATCCTGTATTTTTATAAAATAAATAATTACAATTTATAATATTATCAATGTTTTCACCAACTTTTATCATATTATCGTGTTTGATATATGTGTAATTATCAAATGTTTTTTCTATTTTACTATTAAAATATGAAAGTTGCGCTTGTAAATTCGAAAATGTTAATTGGTGTTTGTAATCTGAAACAAGTGGCGTTTTACATAAATAAATTTGCCCTTGCGGTGTTACTGAAATTGTCGCCATAATTACACTTCCTTTCTATATTTAAAGGGTGACTTATTATCACCCTTTTATTTTTTATTCTGTAATTGTAACTGTTGCTGTATCTTTAACAGTAGGGTCACTTGTTTCAACTGTAAGTGTTCCACTTCCTGCGCTTTGTCCTGTAATTACTGCTGTGTTATCACCTGTTTTTGTAACTGTAAATACTTGTGGATTTGAACTTTCAAATTTTATATAACTTGTTGCGTTATTTGGTGTAACTGTAACTGTAACTGTTGTATCAGTTCCAATTGTACCTGTATATGTTGATTCAACTGCAACTGCTGTTGCTTTTGTTGGTTCTGCTAAACATAGACACACGGCGTTCGCAAATGGCGATATTGCAAAAGTAGACCACGCGTGTAAATATTCGTTCCAAGCCATTACCCTTGCGTTATAGAATTCGTCAAAACGGAATAAATTGTCATAAATTTGAAGCCAAGATTCGTCACAAATAACACCTATAATATTTGAATTTCTAAAGCCGTCAACTTCTACAACTCTACCTAGTAATTTTGTAGAATCAATATTAAATGCCCTTGCCAATACTTCAACATCAACATCTCCCATTACGTCGCTGTTTACTATTAAACAAATTCTGTCTGCGTCTGTCCAAGTTTTTATCTGTCCTCTTGCACCTGAAAAAACAGAATATGCGTTATAGTTTGTTGAAGGAAATGTCAATTTTTTATATAATTTACGGCAAGCCTTTACAAATGCCCTAGCATTTGCTTCGCTACTTGATGGATCTGCAACTACTTGTGTTATTACTTTTCCGTTTTCATATGCTGAATCAACTAAATCTTTTGTATATTCAAATTCGTCAATGTAATTTCCTGAATATAAACTCTGTGTTATTGAGCCAATATACTCTTCAAATTTTTCCCATGATACGAACGCACCTTGTAACCCCTCACGTGTTATAGTTTTTGTGTATAAATCTTTTCTGTTTCTTCTATAATATGCAACGTGTGTGTCGGGGTCTGTAATTGTTAATAATTTTGCCATTGCTGTATTTGAGTACTCATATTGTTCGGCTTCTGCCGGATTTTCAAATATTTCTTGAATGTCTGTTCCTAGTGGAACACTACCTTTTTTAAACATTGCAAGCGGATTATTAAATGACTTTGTTCTAACTATTGTTAGTGCAATTCTATTTATTAAAGAATTTACAAATTCATTTAATAAAGGTTGATAAGCGTCATTGAATAATATATTTGATATTGTCATAATATTATCCTCTGTTGCTGAAGGTACTGTGTTCACAAATGTTTCTGTTGCATTATTTCTAATAAAATTAAATGTTTTAACACCACTACTCATCTTTTAAATCCCCCTTTTCATCAATAATATCTTCAATTTTTATTTCTTCAACATCTTCTTTATTTTCTTCGGTTGAAGCTTCTTCTTCATCTTTTTCAAAACCTATTTTTTGAAAAAGTTTTCCATTTACTTTTAATAGTTCTTCTTTGTCGGCTTTTAATTTTTCGTTTTCTGTTTTCATTTCTTCAACAGAATCAACAGCATTGTTATAATTTGAAACTATTGCAAGTAAATCTTCACTAATTAATGCGGAAGTTGTTTCATCAATTCCGTCTTTTATTTTATTAATTAGTTTTTCAAATTCTTCTTTATTTAACATAAAAAATCCCCCTTTCATTTTAATTTTTATTTAACATAAAATTAAAAAAAAGTCAAGATTTAATTCTTGACTTTTTGCGTATAAAAATTATCTATTCCTTAATTTTCTAGCATATAAAACGAACGGAAATTTTCTTGTCTTTTTTTCTGTTGGTGTGGGTGGTGTAGGTGGTACGGGTGGGGGCGCACTTCCGTCATATTTTACAATTGTTCCCCTAGTGTTTGGAATTCCAAGTGCTGTTGACGGATTCAAAAATGTGTCATAATTCCAACCAATAGTTGTTGAAAGTTCCAAATGCAAGTGTATTCCGGTAACGTTACCTGTTGCGCCCATTATTCCGGACTTGCGTTCCTGTGTTTACTCTATCTCCAACAGATAGTGTTGACGCAAAACACATATGACAATAACGCCAATAATTACCCGTCGCATCATCTTTTATTTGTATTTGATTTCCAAGTGTTCCGTCATACGTTACACGTACAACTTCACCCGTACATACTGAAAATAATGGTGGATTTGCCGGCGTTGATCCTGTCGGTGCAAAATCTGTTCCCGTGTGAAAACGTGCCCAATTCGGTCCGGTTTCACCATATACGGCAGTTAATATTGTGTCACTATGTACCGGTGAATTATTTATTGTTACTGTTGCCACCTATATCACCCCAACATTTTATTTACTATTTTTTGAATTTCTGCGTAATTATAACCCGCTTTTGTAAGTTTTTCTTTTCTGTCTTTTCCATTTCCCCATTTACCTTGTATTACCTCTTTTGCAATTTCCTCGTTTGTCTTTTTCTTTTGAACACTTTTTCCATAACCATTTAAACCTTTGTTTTTTATAATTTCGGGGTAATTTATATATGCAATATCTGTGTCAACTCTTTTTCCACCAATACGCCCTGTGTCACTATTTTGCCATACACCAAAGTCACAAAATGTAGGTTTATCTTTTCCCCACACTGCAACCCATTTGTCAAATTGTTTTATTTGATTTAAATAAATATAATTTGTAAACCAATTTCGATTTGCATATACACCCGAGTAAAATCCTAATTTTTCAAGTGTTTCACAAAAACCGCAAATTGCGTTTGTTGTACCTTGTTTTGATTTTAATTGGTGGTGTGAATCTTCAACGTCAATGTATATAGGGTATTCAAAAAATTTTCCTTTTAAACACTTGTTATATAAAAATTGTGCTTCCGCTTTTCCTAAATCATAGGTATTTGCGCAACTATACCAATATACGCCAACGGGAATTTTTCTTTTTTTACATTCAAAATAAAAATCATCAAAACAAGTGTCTTTATAATAACTTTTTCCCGTTCCGTATCCTGTATATCCACCGCGTAAAATGATAAAATCTATACCATTTTTTTGTATAATATCAAAGTTAATTCCTTTTTGATAACTTGATATGTCTAAACCATTATATTTCATAATTTTTACCCCTTTTTATCAATTTTTTCTTCTAGTTGTTCAAGCCTATTTGTCATACTTTCAAGCAATAAATTTGTTTTATCTTGATTTTCCGTTAATTTTTGCATTGTTGTTGATTGAAAATACAACAAATACGCTACACAAACAACCCCTAAACCATTATTTACAAGCAAAGTAATTATATCATTCATATTAAATCACCTCTTTTGTAAATAATATATCATATTTATTTTTTATTTTCAATTATTTTTTTCTGCTTTTTCAACATTAAATCTTGAATATTCTTCTGTGGTTAAAGTATCTGTGTAATTACTTATCATTCTATCACTATCTAATCTGGTGCTTCCGACTTTTGCATTTCTATTATCTGATTGTCTTGCATATATATTTCTATTTAATTCTGCAACTATCCTCGAATTATTTACAAAATCACTATATAATTTATTTGTTCCTGCACTTGAACTTGCTCCTCTTCCTCCCATAACTTACACCTCTTTCTTATTTTTTAATATGCTGAATTGTATCCAAGCTTTCTTTGTCTATCTAATTCTTTTTGTAATCTTTTTGTTGCACTATTTACTTTATTGTTATATTCGTCAAGTGATATTTTCTCTCCATTTTGTAATGTAACAGTATTGTTTTTATAATCTACTTTTCTGCCTTGCATTAATTGATTTTGTTCTTTTATTATTTTGTTTAATCTATTGGCACTTTTTTGTATTTGGTTGCTACTACTTGCTCCTCTTCCTCCCATATTTTTTATTCTCCTTTCTTAAATTTTTCTGTTACTTTATTTTCATAATATTTTACTTGTATTTTTCAAATTCTTATTATTTGCGAACATTTTAGCAACTTTTAAATCGTAATGTTTCATTTTATCACCTCTTTCATTTTATAGTAAAATCGGTGTCAACTAATAAAACGCCACCTTTTACGTGTTTAAATCTCAATTTGTGTTCAAATTCGTCGTCATCTGCTAATATTTGAAAACCTTCAACAAAGTTATTAAAATTTATATATTTTCCAAGTTTTTTCGGTAAACCTGCAACCGTCGTTTGTATTTCACACAATTCGTTTTCTTCAATATAGCATTTTTGACGTAAGAATTTGCCACGTCTGAATTTACTTTCAAGCTTCCAAAATCCTAATAAATAATCGTCAATGTCCATTGTGCTTTTTAATTCTTCAACGTCTTTTTCATTTAACAAACAATGTATTGAATCCGTATCGCTATAAATGTATAAATCTTTTCCATATTTTTTAGTACTATATTCTCTTATTTTTTCGCTTGATTCAATTATATCTTTTCTTGCATATGCTGTTATAAAACACGCTACCGGAACATATATTGAATCGCGTATTTCCTCATCATAAAACCTATATTTAATAACACCCGTTTCGTCAAGTGTAGGAAATTTTCCACGTACGCGCGGATTTAATCCAAATTTTCCATATAATGAATTCAGCATAAGTTTTGCGATTTTATATAATGCACCGTTATCTTCTTTTTTTGCTTTGATTTTCTTTTCCGTCCAATAGTCAATATAACCGGAAAATAAACCCTTTACACTTTTAAATTTGAATCCATTGTGATATAATATATCATAAACGTCATAATTTTCAAAAAATAATTGTAAATCAATATTTGTAAGTGTTAATGTTACAATATCACCATTTGTTGATTCAATGTATTCATTCGGTACAAAAGACAAATTATTTTTTATTTGTATGGACGGGATTTTCCCTTTTTTTAATTTAAATGAACAAGAAAAAGTTTGTATATATAAATTGTATAAATTGTCTTTTTTGTATTCACCCTCAAAATATACCGGCATACCAAAAGGCAATTT